TCTTATACTCCTGACTTTAATTCACGCAAGGCAGAAGAAACAGTTGCTGCTGCAGTAAGTTCTTCCTCTAGTGATGAGGATGATGCACTAAGTTATTTCCAGAAATTAGCTGAGGAATAATTACTCAGGGGGAAATTCGACTTTTAATTCCAAAAAAGTCGGAAAAAAACTCTGGTATTTTTTCCCCCTATTACTTTTTTTAATTAATTAAATAGTCTGATATTATCTGCACGTTTTAAGGATCCATTCACATACTGAGTGGATCCTTTTTTATATTGCATCATTTCTTCCATGTCATCTAGGACTACACCTATATACATTGCTTTAAGTAGGAATATATTTCTTTTATCTTCATTGAGATTAATTTCATAGTTTAAATTAGTTACTTCTTTTGTTATATTTTCAACAGTAGTTTGACCATTCGCTCCATCGTAGAAACTTATACTTTGTTTAGGAGCACCTGTGCCTGATATATCTCCTTCATAGATTCCTGACCCATCAACACGTTTACCAGCAGGGAACATAACAACACTATCAGAATTTTTAATCTCTACAGATTCATAGTGATGTGCTTGATTCATTTTTTCATATGTTCCATACTTTTCTATTAAGTATTCATCAAATGATTGTTGTGTCATTGGCCATTCTGATTGAATATTAAGAATATTATTTGATAGTAGAACAACCCAGTCTAGATTTGGTGAACCATAGAAACTATATGCAACATTATCTGGACGATCATCACCTTGTATCTGATACTTATCAAAGAAGGTTGTGTCCTGAAAAATATCTGTTCTTAATCTCCCTCTTTTGAAAAGATTTTTTACCTCTTTATAATTTGAGATGGTTCTATCAACATCATCTCTATTAACATAGTCAAGGTTTGGTAGTTGTCTAAAGTAAGTTTTTGGCATATTAGTAACCTATAGTTGAGTCTCCATCATTTTTATAATCATCATTGAAGATTGGTTCGAGTTCTTTAAATGTCATTGATAATTCAACAGCAACCATTGCACTGTTTCTGTATGTTGCATAGTTTCCATCAGGTGTATAGTTCACGGTGAAACCAGTCATTGCACATTCTTTTACAAGTGGTAAGAAATCATGTTCCTTTCTTGTTGCTGCATGTATAAATTGTAGTTTATATGTATTAGGTGCTCTTAAGAATAGTTGTGCAGGTGTTCTCTTGACTGACATTGATTGTTTAAACATCCTAATTATTTTTTTGATTACTATACTTTCTGCTTCACTTCTTGGACTCATCTTCCATGTAAAGGAGAAGTCTCTTAGTTGAGGACTATTAAAGACTAGTTCCATGTTAGGGTTGATAATCTTTCCTTCTGTCCTTGCAAGAATACCTTTAACTCCTGTTGCTTGTCCTACAAAGTATTGTTTTAATGCATCTTTAACTTCATCTCCTCCTACTCCTGTTGCTGCATCAATTCCTTTTGAAGTAGCATCTATTGCCCCTTCACCACCAATAGCTTTCATTGCTATATCTGATGCCATGATTTGACCAGCATTCATTTTATCTTCACCCCAACTAGCAGAGTTTGAATCACTTACTGCATTGGGAACTGGTAGAATAACTGAACCTATTGATCTTTTAGTCCATGAAGATCTATCATCAAATCCTAATCTTCCTCCCGAACCATCTGCATTAGCTCTTGCAAATTGTCTTCCCTCAAATTTGAGGATTGCTATTCTTAATGTATCTTGATTGACATTTAGGGTTTCTGGGTATTTTAGATCTGGATATTTTCTATCGTTTCCACCACCAGAGTTTCCAGTGCTTGTGCTTCCGTTTACAGGAATAGAAGGTGTTTCAGATCCTCTACCAGCAAGAGTATTTAAACTATTAGTACTAAATGATAAAGGATTTTTTCTTCCACCTTGAGGATCTCCTGCAGCAGCAATTAGTTGACTTGCAGCTCCGCTTGCTATCTTAGAGAGTTCTTGTTTTTGTTGTGCAGATATTGGACTTCTACCAAATTCTTTTTTTATAGTATTTACTTGTTGCTTAAGATTTTTTAGAAGAATTCCGCCACCTTGCAAAAGTTTTTTCTCTTCAACAGTTGCAAATTGTGTAGGTGTAAAGACTCCTGGATTTTCTGTTGTTCCTTCAGCAATAGCAAGAGCACCTTCTAATCTTTGGTTAAGGTATCTTATTATTTTTGATGTATATATTGGTACTCCTTCAGAATTTTCTGTCTCTGTTACTTGTAAGGCAGTATAAATTGTTCGTCTTTCTGCAGACGAATCTCCTACTCTTATTGGACTTACTTGACTTGTTATCTTCTTTGTCATCTAGAAGTATATTTTTATCTATTTAGCATGTATTTGGCATAAGGAACGGCCATAAGGTCATCAAGTTCATTCCATTCAACAATATATAACTGGCCTGCAAGTTCATTCCATGTATAATTCCTTGATTGTTGCCAGTGAAAGTTGATTCCTTTGAATCCCCATTGTTCTAATGCAGTACAAGCAACTAAAGGATGTTGATCATATTGTATGTCAGGTGTCTTAGGATTATATACAAAGGTATAGAATTTTCCTACTTCAGGTATGGGTGACACAGTATCTTTAAGTGCATCCATAATTATTAACATTAGATCTTCTGGATCATTTGTTTCTGCCAGTTCATCTTTAATCAATTCTATACGATTGGCTGGATGTGCTGGATCTCCATCACTAAATCCAAAACTATCTGTCATTACTTAATACCCAATTCTTTTTCTGTTATAATCTTAAATTCAATACTGTTATCTTTACAAAATTCATCTGCTGCTTTCCACTTTGCTTGGTTAACAGCATAGGTTTGGCATTCATAGATGTATGATTTAGTCACTCTCTTTCTTGGTTTGGGTGGAAGGGTTTGCTTCTTTGGTTTAACTTCAATAACATAACTTTTAATTTTATTATCTTTTTCTTTTACTTTGATCAGATAGTCTGGATAGTAGTTATGACGACGATTATCTTTAGGAGAAATGTATGGTATACAAAATTCCTCTGAAGCCCATGAAATTATACTATCATTCCCATCACACCACTGGCAAAACTTTCTTTCCCAAGTACTACGACATATAATATTGTTGGGGTTGCCTTGATATTTCTTAGGATTAGAAGGTTTATACCTACTTTTAATACTTTCTCCCATTATCTCATATACATAATATATAAGGTCAAATAGTATTTATAAATGGCTTCCATACATCCAAGAGCACGAACTATAGCAGAAGTCAAGGCAAACTTATTGAACCCTGCTCAGACATCACAATTCCAAGTTGCTATTGGGATACCACAAGGAGGAGAATTTGGTTCTTTTCTAAGACAGAACAGTACAAATTATAGGCAGGATCAATTAAATTTATTATGTGCAGAAGCATCCTTACCTGGATCTCAGTTAGCAACTACTGAATTGACAGGTGATTTTACTGGAGTAACAGAGAGACATGCATATCGTAGAATGTATGATGATCGTATTGATTTAACTTTTTATTGTGATGCTGATCAATACTTACCAATTAGATTCTTTGAATCGTGGATGAGATTTATAATGAATGAGAATGCTACTGATAATTTTACTGGTAATACAAAGAAACAAAACTTCTTTTATAGAGCATCATTCCCAAATGATTATAAGGGAACCTTAGAGGTTACAAAGTTTGAAAAAAATATAAACGAAAGAAGAAAAGTAAAACCTCTTGCTTATGGTTTTGTTAATACATTCCCATTGGCAATTAATTCTATGCCAGTTTCTTATGAGGCATCTGATCTATTAAAGTGTACAGTCTCGATGACTTACAGTAGATACTATCTTGAAGATACTAGAGGTGGACTATTTGATATGTTTGATCCAAGAACACAAGCAGATTTAAACGGTCAAGCATTCCAAGCAGTTAATGCTGGTCTTAGAGCCCTTGATTTGGATGATACTCTTGTGGGTGGTATTGCTAGAAGTTTTGCTGCAAATCTTATCTAAATAAACCTACTATATAAATATACGACTTGTTATAAAACATTATGCCATTACCAAAGATTGCTACGCCAACTTATGAACTTGAGTTGCCATCAACAGGAAA